CGAGACCGCCGCCCAGCCGGTATCCGACTTGGCAAAGGCGTGGCTGTTGTCCAACAGCGCGCACTTGATCGTATCGTTGACGCAGTCGATCGTCTTCTTCATGCACTCGACCACGAACTGCGTGTAGACCCCGCTCGCCATCGGTTCACCTCCCGCTTTGCTGTTGAGCCACGGCCCGAATCCGCGGCACCTGGACCGTGCAGTCCTTGCGCCCGTCGGGCCAAACCGTCTCGACGATGGTCAGCTCCACCGGTACGCTCCGCAGCCGGCCGCCGACTCGCACGACGACCGCGCCGCGTTGCTTCCGCTCGCTGACGATCGGCTTGGTTTCCATCTCACCCGCTCAATGCCACGGTTCGATTCGCCGCGACCGGTGTCCCGGGCACCCCGGCCGCCGCACTGACGCTCGACACGGGCACGCTGACGTCCCCCGCCGCCTCGACCACCTTCGGCAGCCCGGCGGTGATGTAGTACGTGTTCACCTGCGAGCTGGGCGACTGGCCGCTCGCCTTGGCGACCTGGAGTCCCGCCGTCATGTAGTAGGTGTTCGCGGCCATCAGTTCAGCTCGATTGCCGTACTCCGGAGAGTAGCGGAGTCGGTCAGGTTGAAATCATCGTTGGCACCGTCCGTGTAGCCTTCCGTGCCAGAGGTCTCATTCGTGTCCGCGTCGGCGTCGTCCGGAATCGCGTCCACGTAGCCGTTCGCCGCACCGCTGTTATTATTCACGAGGAAATTCCAACCATAGAGCACCCGCCCTGCCGACACGTCGAGACCGTATTCGCCGGCCGCGTCTCCGTTGCCCGTAATCCGGCAGCCCAGCACCAGCCCCAAATAATCGTTCGTGTCCTGGATAATCCCATCAGCACCGTTTTCGTCGAGCACACAATGAATTGCGTTGATACCCCCTTCGGCATCAATGCCTTTGTCTGTGTTATTGTGGCAGACGCATCCGACAAAGAGTTGCCCCGCCACGCCTCCCTCTACCGCAAACCCGGCGCCGCTATTTCCCGCCGAATAACAAAGTGCAAAACGTGTTGTACTATAATAGGTATCGAAAAACCCATCGCTGCCGTTATCGATTGCGCGGCAACGGATGAACACGACTCCGTCGTTGCAAAAATACGCGTCAAAGCCGCGTCCACTGTTGTCGTGCGAATAACAATTGACAAATGCGCAGCAGCCCCAATTCGCATTCGTCGCATCCCAACCGGCGCCTGTCGCGTTTTTCAACTCAAGGTTTTCCCACCAGATATACTTCTGCGCCGCCAACAGAATACAGTTGGTCGCCGCGCTATTGCCGTCCAAGACAAACCGGGTCCCGTCGACCGATCCGCCAGCGTTGCAACCGATGAACTTGATAAACCCGCTGGCCGCCGATCCGCTGTTCGTGTCGAAATCGATTGCCGCACTGAGCGTCTCCGTTCCCCGGCAATAGACCACGTCGCCTGCCACGGCCGTGTCGGCCGCCGACTGGAGCGTAGTCCAGGCGTCGGTCCACGACGTGCCGTCATCCGCGCCCGCTGCGGCGGGGTCGACATAGCGTGTCGTCATGCGTCCGGCTCCTGGATTTCGATCTGCCGGAAATAGCGAAACACGTACACGGCCAGCCACATCACCGGATCTTTCGATTCAGCAAGCGTTTTTGGGTTGGCCGGCGTGCCCGCCGCGGCCCTCAGCCACCGCCGTCGCTGCGAGTGGTCCAGTTTGTTCCAGATCGTCAGCCGCTGATCCATCGCGCTGCGAAACGCCGTAAACGCCGGCAGCCACGTCTCTACGTCGGCACGTTGGCCAGACAGATCAAGGTTCGCCATCAGAGCACCGCGTCCTCGTACTGATAGATCGTCTCGACCACCTCGCCGTCAATCGTAATCGTGTCGGTATCCACGACGTGTGGGCAGTTCTCCGCGCATTCAAGAAGCCCTTTGGCGAGCCACGTCGGGTGTACATGCGAGCACCGGGACACCTGCACGAAGTTCCCGCCTTCGATCGTCCACGCCGGGTCTTTCCGCACGTTGCACCAGTTGCCGCCGCGGATCGTCAGCGTCTTGCCTACTAGGATTGGCGTATCGGGCACTAGCTGCGAGAAATTTCCGCCCGTAATTGTCGATCCGTCCGGAACGTCGTCCCCGGGATCGCGAAACGACCAGTTTCCGCCGGTAATCTCCGCCATCGCACCCTCACTATCTACTGCCGGCCCTGGCGACCAGTTCGGCGGCGAGCCGCTCGGCCCGGGCGGGCCAGGCGGTGACGGCCTCGGCGACCGCGGCCGCGAAGGTTGTCGCCGTGTGCCGCTCGGCCAGGGCGAGCAGCTCGGCGCGGGAGTCCTCGCACCAGCGGGTCGCCGCGGCGATCGCCTCGAGGCCCGCGTCGCCGCCGCCGGCGGCCGAGGCGACCGCCGCGAGGATCGGCCCGAGGGCCTCGCGGAATTTTGCCTGATACTCCTGGTAAAATCCGTCGAGCCAGGCGCAGAAGTTTCGCTCCTTCTCGGCCGCCCGCGCGACCGAGCGGGCCTCGAACCGGATCGGCTGCCCGAGCCGATCCGCAATCGCCGCCGCAAACTGATCCCCTGACCCCTGGTCCCTGTCCCCTGACCCCTGTCCCCCGACCGGCAGGCCGTCCTCGCCGACCGGCTGCCAGTTGGCCGGCACGTACGCGCGATTACCCCGAGGCCCCTGGCCCGGCATGTTCTCGGCCGCGGCGATCTGGTTGCCCGTCATCTGGCCGATCGATTTCAATGTGGCATACCCCGCCACCCGCTCCGCGAAACCGATCCGGAGAATCGCCTTCCGCTGGTACTCGCAGAACCGGCCGGCCGCCCGGTCGGCCTCGCTTAAGAGCTTTTCGTTGCACTCCTGCTCGATCGTCACCAGCCACGGATCCAGCCCCGTGGCCAGGTGGTCGGCGTTCTCCGCCTCGAGCGAGCGATACGAAGTCCTGGCCGGATGGCCGACCTTGTGCGGCGGCAGCCCGAGGACGTTGGCGATCTCGATCAGGCCGTACTCCCGCGATTGCAGCAGTTGCGCCTTCTGCGGCTCGATCCCGAGTTGGGTGAATTCCACGCCTCCGTACAGGATCGCCGGGTCGTGCATCTTGTCCAGCGAGGTCTGCATCTTCCGCCAGTTCGCGCGCAGCAACTTGACGTCGTCGATGTCGAGCCGGCCCGGCGTCGTGAGCACGCCCGGGGCCTGGGTCCCGTGCGCGAAGAAGTTGGCGGCGTGGGTCTGCTGCGCCGCCTCCAGGCCGATCGCGTTGGCCAGGACGCTGATCACGTCGTGGCCCTCGAGCCCGTCCCACGAGAGCCCGCGGATATGCAGGACGTCCTCGGCCTCGAGGCGTGTCTGGACGCCGCCGATCGTCGTGACGTACCAGAGCTTCCCGTCGGCCAGGGTCGGATACGTCGTCGGCGTCGGCTCCAGCAACAGTAGCCCCACGGGCCGCCCGCTCCAGTCCCGCCGGATCCAGGCGTAGCCGTTCCCGCGGACCAGGGCGTGCGCCATCAGCGTCTTCCAAAACAGGAACGCCGTCATCGCGTCGTTGGGCTTCTCGTGGACCAGCCGGTACGCGGCGTGCCCCTTGTCGGGCCGGCTGCCGGTGTCCTCGTCGCGGACCTGGATCTGCAACGGGATCTTGGCGACGTCGGAGCTGAGCACGTTGACGCCCCGCCAGATCGCCGAGAGCCCCAGCGACCGCTCGACGGTCACCTCCACGCCGGCGTCCGACTGCCCCGACCCGCCGAGAATTTTCAAGACCTCCGCGCTGGAGATCGGCACGGCCGGGTTTTCGATCGAGTTGTAGATCGCCTCAAGGATGCCGAGCATCAGGGATTCCGGTGCTTCTGCTGTTGGGCTGCTCGGCGGCGCCTGGCCTGGGCGACGGAGAAGCTCGTCAGGTTGGCAATCACCAGCAGCTCGACGCCGGCGACAATCAGCGCCGCCGCGGGGCTGAACCGGGCCACGCCGGCGACGATCAGGCAGCAGCCGGCCAGGGCCACCACGTCGAGGAGGCTGTGCATAGGGATTCTCTCGGATTCATTTAGACGAAAATACCGGCCGAGCTCCCGGACGGCAGGTGCATCGCGTCGTACGTGGCCATCACGGCCGCGACGGCCAGGTCGATCTTCTCGCGGGCGCGGCGCTTGTCGAATCGGCGGCGGCCACCGGTGTCGCTGTAGCAGATAACATTGGAGACACACCACGCGAGCACCGGGTGGCCGCCGTGTCTCAGCTTCTGGTCGAGCACGAGTTTCTCGGTCAGGCCGATCGGGTCGTTCATGCCGTTGGTCGTCTGGAGCCTTTCGTACACCTCGCCGATCGCCCGGTCGCCCTCGCCCTCGAGCAGTTGCCAGCCGTCCGACTCGACGAGCTTCGTCATGAGGTAGCGGGCGTTGGTCGGGTCGAACGCGATCCGTCGGACCCGCCAGCCCCACTCTTTCCGCGCGCGTCTGAGCAGTTCGCGGATCGCGTCGTAGTCGACCGAATCGCCTTCGGTCAGGCGTATGAGTCCGCGCTCGGCCCAGTCGAGGTACGGGACGCGCTTGTCCCGCTGGCGACCGATCGCGTTGTCGCGCGGGCACCACGCGAACGGCACGACGTCCACTCCCCCGTCGTCGTCGGGGAAGGCGAAGACGACGGCCGTCAGATCGGAGACGCTGGACAGGTCGCAGCCGACCGCGCAGCGTCGGCCCCGGAACCGCTCGGGGTCGAAGTCGCTGCCGACGGCCAGGTCGCCTTTGCACCGGTCCCAGTGCTCGGCCGGCATCCAGGGACTCAACGTGTAGGTGTCCTCGTTGCAGTGCCGGCGGCGAAAACTGGCCGCCGCCCCGGGCGTCTCTTGTGCCTTCTTGGCCTTCCGGCGCAGGTCGTCGAGTTTCACCGAGACGCCGAGATTCGGATTGGCTTTGAGCCAGTTGGCCTCGTCGGTCCAGTCGTCGTCCGCCTCCGCCCCGGCGACGCCCTTCTTGTCCAGCGTAGCCAGGTAGGCGAAGTAGCTGTCGTCCTCAACGCGGCCCTCGAGGACCTTGATCGCGTAGTCCTTCTGCTCGTGGTAGATGCTGTCGAGGTTGCCGGCCTCGCCGGCGGTCGAGATGACGAAGATCAGCGGGTTGCGCCGTGCGGCGGTGGAGCTGTCCAGGAGGTCCCAGACCTCGCGGGTCGGGTGCAGGTGCAGCTCGTCGCAGATCGCGGCCGAGAGGTTGAAGCCCTCATCGGTCACGGCCTCCGCCCCGAGCGGCTCGAACTTCGAGCCGGTCTCCTCCCAGGCCATATTGTTCTGGTGCACGGTGACGACCTTCGCCAGCGCTGGCGACTTGAGCACCATGCGGCGGGCCTCGCCGAAGACGATCTTGGCCTGGTCGCGTTTGGTGGCCGCGGCGTAGACCTCGGCCCCCGGCTCGCCGTCGGCCACAAAACACTTGTTGCCGATCGCCGCGCCCAGCAGCGACTTGCCGTTCTTCTTGGCGACCAGCACAAAGCCGATATTGAATCGCCGCGTCTTCTCCCGCGCCTTCGCGTCGAACTTCCACCAGCCGAAGAGACTCCCGACGAGAAAGACCTGCCACGGCTGAAGCCGGATCGGCTGGCCCGCCCACTCGCCTTTGGAGTGACAGAGGCACTCGAGAAACGCGATCGCGAAGTTGGCCTCGTCGTCGTCGAAGACCAGGCCCCGCTCGTGGCCGTGCTCGAGGTCGGCCAGGTGCCGCTCGACGGCCAGGCGGACCAGTCCGCCGACGCAGATCCGCCCGGAGCGGACCCCCTCGACGTACTCGTCGAATCTCGGATCGAGTGGCTTGCCCATGCGAATCAGTTTTGCCCTTGCTTGGCCTTGAGCATATCCAGCAGCGGATCGGTGGTCGGCTCCGGTTCAGGCACCCGGATCCGCGGCCGGGCCGCCGGCGTCAGCCCGAACTCCTGCTCCAGCCGCAGCAGCAGCGCCGAGAGCTGATTGACGATCCCGACGTAGGGGTGCTGCTGGTAGCACCGCGGCCGGCCCTCGCTGTCGGTCAGTTCGTAGACCTCGGCGTGCGTCTCGAGCCACTGCGACGCGCGACGCCATCGGGCCCAGAGCGTGCAGTACCGGCCCAGGGCGTTGCGGTCGATCTCCGCGACGACCAGGAGGTTGACCAGCTGCGGCACGATCTCCCGCCAGGCCAGCCGCGCGTCTTTCGACAGCCACCGCGGACACCGAGGCGCCTTCACCGGCGGTCGCGGCTCGCCGGTCCGGTCCTTGGCCCGCCGGCTGCCCCGCAGCTCCAGGATCCCGGTCGGCGTACTCGCCGGCCCACGTCGTCC